TTGAAATTTATCTCTCAACGCCACCAATTCCGAAAAGTCTACTTGTCCCCAGCTTGCCATTAAGCATACCTCTTTTCCAGTTCTAATACAATCTCTTTGTGACTACCATACATCAAAGGCTTACCAGCACACAAAAATGTGTTTGTTTCTCCCTCTTGTGTCACAATGATTTTACAACCTTGTTTTACGTCAATATCGGGCGGTAAAAATAGTTTTATTTGCTGTAACACATCTGTTGTTTTGTCGGTCTGTTCGCTGTTTTTATCGCTTTTGTAGCTTAATCTACATTTTACATTTTCCGCTTTGATTGCTTCTATTGTGTTGTTCGTTACCCCCTGTTGTTTTTCATAGTCAATAATAGTACAAACGCCATCGTACAACTTTTCAATATGCTTTTTCACCAAATAAGAATACTTCACCAACCCAGCCTCCTATATCTGTTTAGTTGTGCCGTATAGTCTTTCAAAAACTGCATACCACTATTTTCACTGATAGCACTAGCAGAAGCAAAAGAGACAGAAACATCACCTTCTGTAACACTTTTTACACTACCTTCCGCCTGTTCTTGTCCTAAACTTTCTGCTCTGTACAAATCTACTGCCATATTCAACATCACATTTTCAAGCCCTTTAGGCACTTGTTTTATATTGCAATAGTTGCACACCATATCACTTACTTTATCTATCACAAATAACAATATATTGTCTTTTTCCTCATTTTTTACCCCTAGTAGTAGTTTTAGTTTCTCCAATCTCTCCGCCTGTGTCAGCATTTTCCTCACCGCCCGTATGTGCTTTTAATGCTTCATTTTCAACTTTTAGTGCTTCATTTTCAACTTTTAGTGCTTCATTTTCAACTTTTAGTGCTTCATTTTCAACTTTTAGTGCTTCATTTTCTGCTTTTAACGCTTCCTTTTCAACTTTTAGTGCTTCCTTTTCAACTTTTAGTGCTTCCTTTTCAACTTTTAGTGCTTCATTTTCTGCTTTTAACGCTTCCTTTTCTTGTTTCAACACCTCTACAGTATCAGTAGTCGTTTTTCCTTCTATGGTATAGCCTTTTTCTTTAAATTCTTGTGCTCTTTTTTGGTCAATTTCTCTACAAATGCCATTTTTATACACTTTCATATCATTTCCCCCTTATCAATTTGTTGACGTATGTAAATAAATTCCTTTTGCTTTGTTTTCATATACAAAGGCATCGTGATACATTCTGAACTGAAATTTCCACATATCTTTATATTGGTTTTCATCTGGTGTAAACACTTTAGGCAATGTCAACTTCACTACTTGCAATATTGCCTCTGGATATATGAGCATAAAATTGATATTTTTACCATTCTCAGACTTTTTATAACCCCAATCCTCGCTACCATCATTTAACATAATTTCGCTGTAGAAGCGTGTAGGTGGTACATATTTAATAGGAATACCGTTATAATTTGTCAACATTGTGCTTACAACGCTTTGACTTCCCCAACTTCTAGCAAAAGCATTATTCAGTATAGGCTGTAAGTCGCTATTGATATACAGCACTCTACCTGCAATAGGTACTTCATCAGCATTTAATTGTCTTACCGCTTCGTCAATTTCTGCTATAATGGTATCTTTTGTCAATATTGCTGGCGTGGCTTTCTTAATACCATTTGCACTGGCATATTTTGCAAAACGAAAAGCGTCTACTTCTGGCACTACCCAATCTCTCATAAATTGCCCCGTAATAATGCCGAAAACATTTGCCATTTCTTCATTATCCATTCTGTCAATAGACAACTCTTTTCCTCTTTCTTCTGTCAATTTGAGCGTTTCCCAGTTTGCAGTAATGTCACCTTTTGGGTAGCCGTTTGTTCTAGAATAATCTCCTAAACCTGTTGTACTTGTTTTTAACACATTTACTTCATTTGTTCCCGTAAAATCAAGCTTTTTTCCTGCGTCCATACCCTGCGTTACAGACAAATTTTTATAAATATCATCTAACACTGGTAAGAACTTTTTCGCAAATTCTAAGCTGTTCGCCATACTCAATTACCCCTTTCTGTACTCAATCCCGCCGCTTTTCTAGCACTTTGAGCAAATAAACTAAATATTCCGCCTGTTTGATTGTCTTTTTGATTACTGTAATAACCGCTACCTACACCGCTGTCAATGCCTTCCCTATGTGTTTGTTCTATTTCAAACAAATACCCGTCAGACTTTTTCAAGCTGTCCAAATCCAGCCCCTCAAGCGTACCATCGTCTTTCAATGTGATATTTTCCATATCTAGCAATGCCTTTATTGCTTTTGTATTTTTACCTTTTGCCTTTAGTATCTCCATATCAATGGCACTGTTTTTGCGACTGTTTTGATACTGTTTTTGTAGATTTTCGGTGTCAAGCTTGTATTTCTCCTGCAACGCTTCATACTCTTTTTGTAATTCCTTGTTGTCCTTCGCCCCTTCTTTTAATGCTTTGATGTCGGCATCTCTTTGAGCAATTTGCCCCTCTAAGCCCTTTTTTGCTTCTACAATACCATCATAGTCCACTTTAGCTACATATTCTTGTTTTAGCTTTTCGGCAATTTTCTTTTCTAGCTCTTGACTATCATTTTCTTTTTCTAGTAATTCCTTTAACCACTTCATTTTTTAAACCTCCTTTTTAGTGAGTACATTTGACGTTTATGAGAGTTGCGACATAGCGTTGACAAAGTAACGCAGGAGCAACTCGAATGTCAAATGTACGAATGGTTTTTCGCATTCTTGCGAAAAAAATACCTTAATATTTTTGAGCATAAAAAAAGAACAGTTTTACGACTTGTTCAGGTCAATATAAATTACATTAAAAACAGTATCAATTATTTGGCATTAAAAGTTCTGGTGGAATAGGAGAAAAACTTGTTTGTACAACACCTCTTCTATCTATTAAAAGAATAGTAAGGTCAATATCCCATCCTTTTTTTAAATATCTTTCATAATCTTGTATCATTTCATCAATTTCTTCATCTGAATACTCATATTCCTTTGCTTTTTTTATGAATTTCTCTTTATCCATTCTGTATACCTTCTTTCTACAGTTTGCCCTATTTCTTTCGCTACTTTTCTAGGTTTTGGATTATTACAATATTCTGCCCAGCCTTCTGCTATAAACTCAGCATAACGTTTTTTATTTCTATTATCCCAAGCATATTGAGATAATTCATTTGTTATTGTTTCATTATCCATACTATCAAAAAGTTTTTGAATGTTTTTTTGTTCAGAAATTGAAAGCATAACATCTAATTGATGCCCAACTTCATGGTCAAGTACATATCGTATTGTATCACAGTAAAGAGGATGATATTTATTTTCTACAGTAGCTCTTAATCTTTCTATAAAATGTGTGCTATTTGAACCTAAATTACTATTTACTGTTACTCCTCTAAAATCATATAAATAATGACCAAAAGGTGGACTAAAACTTATTGCACCAGTATCAGGTACTATATTATACTTTTCTATTTCATTTTGCATTTGCTTCTCAGCAATCATTATTAAATTTTGCTTGCTCATTTTTGGATATTTTATAGTTAATTCATTTAGATATTGCTGTTGCATCACTTTTCCCATTGCTGCATTACGTTCGTGGCATTCTCCTACAAAACCGAAATTCTGTTTTAATTCAGGGAAGCGGTCAAAAGTATCTTTTAACCCTCTATTCCATTCATTTGCGGTAGTAATATCCACACCTTTATAAGATGCCATTTTTATACCTAACACATTCATTGCATAACTATCAGCTTCTTCAATGGTCTTTGCAGTTACAAAAGGCTCTTTCTTTTCTTTTATTTTATCATTTGTAGATACATTTTTCAATGTGTCCTTTCTTTTTTGTTTTAAATTTTCCCATTTTTCACTATCTCCATATTTCATATTCTGGAAATTGTCAAACGAACCGACTTCTTTTCTACCCAAAACCGCCTTATATTGTTCATACTGTTTTTTATCCGCACTTTTATTTTTATGTTTTTTCTCCTGCAACAGCCATTCGGGGTCGGCTTCTACATAAGTTTTATGCCACTGTTCATATGTCATATCAGAAGGGACGTAATAAGTTTTACCCTCTTTATTTCTTGCAGCTCTTTGCTGATTTTGTATGTATTTGCTATCTATGTTTGGTACTGTGGTACTTCTACATCTTGGGTGAAAAGGGTTAGCAGTAAGCCCTATTTTGTAGTCTTTCAAGTCAAACACTTTACCATCTAGCTTACGACACATTTCACTTGTTTTTATGTCCAGTGTCGCAAGCACTTTGTACTGTTTTACTCCTAAATTCTCGTAAGTATCTTTTCTGGACGCAGACGCAACAAAGGCACTTTCTGTTAACACAAGCCTTTCTGTGGCTTTTCGTGAACTATACAGTGCCTTTGACATATCTTTTATGATTTTTTGAGAGCCTTCGCCCCTTATAATGCCCTGTGTAAATCGTGTTTGTAGCTGATAAATCAGTTGTGTCCTATCTGTACCCCATACCCTTTCAGAAAAGTTTTTACCATCTGGAGCCCAAGCCCTTGCTAACACTTTATCAATTTTATTTTCGTCTATTTTAGAAAATGCTTGCCCTATGCCAGTGCCTTTTTGTATTTCGTAAGCGGTTCTATAATAGCCCTCTTTGTAAATATTTTTGAGCGTTTCTGTAATGCCCTTTATTTTTTGGGCTTCTAGTTTTTCTACTTGTTGCTGTAGCTGATATTGTATTGCCTGTAGCCTTGTTATTCTATGTACTGTACTCGCATTTTCTAGCTTTTTTATCCACACATCATCTAAATTGTTTTGCTGTCCGTATGCTATGTATTCCTCTAATTCCATTTGAAATGCTTGTCTTTGCTCGCTTGTCAACAACTGTTTTGCTTGTTGGTATGTCATACTGTTTTCATTGGCAAATCTGGCATAAAAATGATTAATATCCTTTTCAATTTCCAACATAGCAAGCATATAAGCCCTAGCGGCATTTTGGGCATATTCCTCCCCCTGTTGCAAAAGCATTTCATTTAATAATAAAAATCGTTCGTCCCAGTAGTCATACTCCATTATTATCACCTCATTAGCGAATACATTTAACGCTTATAAGAGTTGCGACCCAGCGTTGACGAAGTAACGCAGGAGCAACTCGAATGTTAAATGTATGAGCGGTTTTTCGCTTTCTTGCGAAAAATTTTCTGCATAAAAAAAAGCACTCAACAAGTGCTTTACAAAATAGATAATAATGTGTTATAATTTATTTACAAAAGGGAGCAGTCACCAACGAAGTGGACGCCCTCTACTATATGTAGAAAAAACTACCCGAGCGTTGGAGCGTTGACGGGTAGTTTTATTTTATTACTTATGCCTATCGATATAGGTAAGTAACGCTATGAGAAAGTTACCAGAAAGTAACAAAAGTGTTAATACTTGGTATGTATCCATAGCACCACCCCCTTCCCTTTTTGTAGAGGGTGGAGCCACTCCGTCATGACTGCTATACTCAATATAGCACATTATTCATCATATTTCAACATTTCATTTCCAAACTTTTCTATTGCCTTTTGTTCTTGTGCCTCTATTTCTTGCATTTCAGCATTGACATCGCTAACAAAAGGGTGCACTGCAAGTAGGGTTTTGTCTGAAACAATGCCCTTACTAGCTTGTATCATATTCACCATTTCAACATCATTTGTAATGATATTTTTGTTAATGTCAATTTGTATGTCATTTGCGTCGTACGCTGTATTATGTTTACTGTTGTAATCTTCTGTCACAAACCACAACAATTCTTTTATAACTTTTCGCAATTTCGCTATCATATTGCCAGCTTTTTGGTCTAGCAGTGTGTACTGAAATTTCAAACTCACACCAGATGGGGCATTGCCAAATTTGTCACTATCAGTATCTACTCCCATACCAAAATGAAATATATCTTTTCTCAGCATTTTGAGAAATTCCAATCTACCCGCAACGGGCAATTCTATCTGTTTGGCTTCAATTCTGCCATCGCTACCCGACGACATCATATTGACCGCTTTATTGATTTGCAGTTTTTTCAATGTACTACTTGCATTATCTCCACCAAAACCATATATTACCCAATACAATTCCACCAAATCTAAAAAGTTGTTCGTACCTTCACTAGATATGAGGTCATAAGCGTCAATTAAGCCTTTTATGTGCTCTAAATCGGTGGTACTGTTTCGGTTATTTTTGAGCAACAAAAAAGGCACACGTCCCCAACTATGCCCTTGTTTGTTTTTCTGAAAGCCGTCTAATGTTGTAATACTCCAATAGTGAGGAGCGGGATTGACTGAAATAGACGTATCTTTTACAAACAAATTGCTTTCTTTTTCAATATAATATGTGACATTTTGTTTTGTCCACCATTCTACTTTTTTGCGAATATATTTTTGTCCATTTTCAACTACTGTAATATCATAATAGCGTATCACTTCAAGCAGTTCTTTTTGATTATTTGTGTCGTAAATCGCTATTATCTCATTCGCTGGCACAATGCAATACTGCAATTCTCCATTATCGTCATAGTAAATGTGTAATACTTCAAAGCCTTTACAGCTTGCCCCTGTCACCAAATCCTGCAAAACTTCATTAAAATTATCATCTGCAAATTCACACAACATTTTTTCATAAGCCTTTTTTTGTGTACTTTCTTCTGCACCAGACACTTTAATTGTGGGTTCTTTGCTCACTAAATAAGCGGTTTTTTGGTCTACCAATATTTTCAAAAAGGCATTGATATTTTTATGATTGCTTCTATTGACATTTTGAAATGGTTTGCATATTTCTTTTTCTGTCTGTTCGTCTGTTTCCAATATTTTTGATATTCTAAAATCCTTTTGTAGCACGTCGTGCTCCCCATTATAATATCTTTCACCTTTTTGCATATTCTTTTTTTGTGCACTGTCAATGTCATCATTGATAATATATTTCAATATATCGCTTTCATTTAATGCCCCTTCTGCCATCAATTTGGCATTTATCAAATCTGTTTGTGTCAAAAACAATCGTCACACCTCCTTAATGAGTACATTTGACGCTTATGAGAGTTGCGACCCAGCGTTGACAAAGTAACGCAGGAGCAACTCGAATGTCAAATGTACGAATGGTTTTCGCATTTATGCGAAAAAAAATTTCTTCCCCTACCTAATTTTTACTATTTTTATATCAAATTCTCTACTATAGCGTACAGCGTCAATACTATGGTTATTTTTATCTGGAAAATGTCCTTTAAAATTACCGTTGGCGTCTTTTTCCAGTTCATACTCTAAAAATTCCCTTGCGGTATTAGGGCATCGCTTGGGGTCAATTACAATTTCCTCCAAATCTTGAAGCCATTTGATACCATATTCCACACTATCTGCCCCTTTTTTAGCACCTAACACTTTTAAGTTATAAGCTAACATTTCAGCGATACTTTTAGGTTCTGCACTGTCACAAACAATCAATTTATTTCTTTTATTTTCTGCCTTTACCAATTCCGCTGCCTTTCTATTGCTCAATTTCAGCATTTGAATTTCATAATAGATATACAAACGCCTTCTCGTTTTGTCATAGTGATTAACGGTATAGTGGAATGGGTCGGCGGCATATCCCCAGTCAATGCCCCTTGCGATATGGTCAAAGTGACTGATTTCACTATCCGTAATTTCTCTAAGCGTTAAATTGGTAAAAACTTCACCGCCTGTACCTGTCACTTCCCCCATATACTCGTGTTGATATGCCATAGGTTTTACATTTTTGAGGTGTTCCGCCTCTATCAAAAACTGTTGTCCTAGCCATTCAGGCGGTACAGTCAAATACGTACTATGATGTACTAGGCGGTCATTTCTTTTCTGCAACACTTCCTCATTTACCCAATTTGACTGGCTTTGTGGCGGATTGTAGGAATAGAACACCACAAAATCGCTACCACCCCTCAACAACGACTGATTGATAGTACGAATTTCTTCCATACCACCAAACTCGTCAACTTCTTCATACCATATATATTTACAATAGCCTTTTCTGAATTTGGTAGATTTGATTTTTTTGGGCTTATCAGCCCCTCTAAATACGATTTTATTTTCTCTTCCGTCAGCGATGTACTTCATCTCTAGAGGACTTAATTTGCTTACCCAATACCCCTCAACGCCCAACACCGACACCGCCCATTGCAACTGCTCGTAAACGCTACCTTGAAGCGTCTGTCCGACTTTTCTAAGCACAACGGCATTTGCTTGAGTGTCTTTCATCATACCGAGTATGACCTCTAGCGATATAAAAGACGACTTTGTGCTACCCCTGCCACCTTTCAGCCAATAATGGGTATGTCGAAATTGTTTCAAATCGTTATGAATTTCATAAAATGATGGTGCTATAAGCTGTTTTAAACTAATCAAACAGTATCGCCTTCTTGCATTGGTATGTCGTCCACAATCTGTACCGTTGTTTCGCCTTGCAATTCTACTTTTTCCGTGAATAAAGCATATCTTTTCCCTATGAGTTCAGCAGCTTTGAGCCTGTCTTTTGCTGAAACATCTTTTTGCACCAAATCCTGTACGCCTTCCCCTGTCAACAAAGCGACTTGCTCTTTCTGCTCGCCCCTCATAACGGAAGTCAAATACTCTAGCACTTCCTGTGCATCGGCTATTTTCTCATTTTTCAGCTTTTGAAGCTGTTGGTCTATATATTTTTTAATGTCAACATTTGTCAACAATCTTTGTCCTATTGCTCTCGCTGTTTTTTCAGAATACCCCGTTCGAATAGCCGCTTGTGTGGCATTGCAATCAACAAGGTATTCTTCACAAAAACGCTTTTGTTTTTCCTTCACAAGCATACCCCCTAAATAAAAAAGGAATAGCCATTTGACTATTCCCAATATTTCATATTACCATTATGTCATAAAATTACATTGAATTTCTATAGAAAATTTTGCTCAAAATCCTTTAATGCCTGCCCATGTAGCAAAACGACATATTGAAATGTATAAGCCATTTCACAAGCCACCATTTCTAATCTTTTATACTCCACATACCTTTTATAAAGCACTTGAATATATTTTGTATTATCCAAATTTTGTATTTGATTTATCATCTGGTGTTTTTTGTCAATAAATCTATCAATTTCAGCATTGATTTCATTTTCCATATCTATTATTTTTATCAAAACATTTTCAAAATTTGCACCATTCTGCCTACTACTTTGTACTTTTTCTTTTGTATAGTCAATCGCTTTTATGTCCTGCAACTTTTTCAATTCGTACAATTC